CCCCCCGCCCGGTGCCCTCGCAGCAGGCTCGGAGGGCGTCATGAGCAGCCCCGCGAAGCACGTCCCGATTCCCGAGCTCGACGTGGTGCCGCTGACCCAGTTGCAGGCGGACATGAAGGAGCTCGTCGCCCGGCAGCAGGCGGACGCACTGAGGGGCCCTGGCCTGGACGTGTGGATGCAGATGGCCTGCGCCCGCCCGGACGCCTGCTCCTGCGACGACGACTACCCGGGTTGGACTCCGGGGGGCGCCCGGTGATCGATCCGACTGAGTGGATTGTCCTGTCACTGATGGCGACGGGCGTGAACAGGGCAACGGCCGAGCAGGTCGTCGCCGACCACGACGCGGCACGTCACGCCAACGGCCGTGGCAGCGCGCTGCGGGAAGCGGCCGACGAGATGGAACGCCGTCTCGGCCTCACCAACTCGCCGACCGTGACGAAGGCATCGGTACTCCGCTTCCTGAGGGACCGGGCCACCGCCGAGGAGAAAGCCACCGCCCCGGCGGCGCCGGCCACTCCCACCGACACCAACCGCCGCGCCCGACTCCTCCACGAGATCGCCTTCGACTGCGGCCGATGGAAGTCCGGCGACGTCGTCCGCTGGTACCAGACCCAATGCCTGACCGGGCTCGGTGTCCGCGCCGCCCGCCACGACCTCGCCATCCTCCGCGACTCCGGCGCCATCACCCAGCACGACGACAAGGGCGTCAGGTTCTACACCCTCAACTCCCGGAAGGACGGCAGCTCGTGAGCCGCCTCGCCAAACGACCCAAGGTCGACCACGCCACAGTCGCCGCCGCCCTCCGTGCCAACCCCGGCCAGTGGCTCCCCGTCGGCGACTACCGCTCCACCACCAGCGGCGACGGAGTCATCCGCGACATCCGCTCCGCCTACGCCCGGCACGCCCGACCCGGACGGCACCCGTACTCGCCCGCGGGCTCGTTCGAAGCGCGCATGGAACGGACCGAAGACGGCGTCCGCGTCCACGCCCGCTACATCGGCACGAAGGGCGGCACCAAGTGACGACCACCGCGCAGGCCGGGCCCACCAGCCCGGCCGTCGGCCGAAAGGTCACACCGACCGGTCGGCTCATCCTCCCCGCCGACGCCGACCGCGCCGACTGGCTCACCGCCCGCCGCTCCGGTATCGGCTCCTCCGACGTCCCCGCGATCCTCGGCCTCGTCGACTACACCCCGCCGCTGAAGGTCTACTACGACAAGCTCGGCCGCGACGTCGACGACGCAGGCGAAGCCGCCTACTGGGGCACAGTCAACGAGGAGCCTGTCGCCCGCCGTTGGGCCATGCAGAACCGGTCCGTGATCCGCCGTGTCGGGCTCGTCGCACACGTCGACAACCGGCACTGGATGACGACCCTCGACCGCCGGGTCACTGAGTGCCCGCTGTCCGAGGACGAGCAGACACCCTGCGCGTTGGAAGTGAAGACGCGGTCTGCGTTCAAGTCCGCGCAGTGGCACGCCGGAGCCCCGGACGACGTCACCGCGCAGGTGCTGTGGCAGATCATCGTCAACGGCTACGAGCACATGCACTACGCGGTACTGATCGGCGGCAACGACTACCACCAAGGCACCATCCGCGCCGACCAGTACACGGACGTGATGGCCGACATCACCACCGCGGTCGACAAGTTTTGGACCGAGCACGTACAGGCCGAGGTACCGCCCGCGCCGACCGGTGACGGCGACGCCCTGACACGGCTGTTCCGCCGCCTCCACCCGACGCGCTCCGGTGCGGTGGATATCGACCGGCATGACGACGCCCTCGATGCGCTCCTCGACTACGGCACCCACCAGCGCGCCGAGTCCGCCGCGAAGAAGGCGAAGGCCGCCGCGAAGGCCCGCATGATCGCCGCCCTCGACAACGCACAGTCCGCACTGATCGGCGGCGAGCGCGCCTACTCCCTGGAGCCCAGCAACGCCGCGCCCCGCGTCGACTTCGAGCAGCTCGCCGAGCGCTGGCCCGACGCCTACGCCGCGTGCGTCGCCCCGAACCCGACCGAACGCATCGACATCGCCAAGCAGTACAAGGGGGACTCCTGATGGGCCTGCGAGAGAACGCAGCAGTCGCGGCCGGCCGCACCCTGACCGACGAGCAGCACGACGACTTGCAGCTCCCGCCCGAGTTCGTCGACCAGTTCCCGGCGCCGGACCCGATGGCCGACTACGAGCCCGGCGACGACGACCCGGACATGGTGCCCGTCCACCTCGCCTGGCTGCGCGTCCGCAAGGACATCCGCGCCATCGCAAAGGGCGAGCTCTACAACGCCGCAGGGACCCGCTACAACTTCCGCGGCGTCGACACAGTGGTCAACACCTTCGGCCCGGTCACGCTGAAGCACGGGGTCAACGTCCTGCCGACGCGCGTCGACGCGGAGTACCGCGACACCACCACCTCCAAGGGCAACAAGATGCGCGAGTGCACCGTGCGCGTCTCGTGGCTGATCGTCGGCCCGAAGGGCGACACGCTCGCGCTCCAGACGCAGGGCGAGGCCCTCGACTCGGCAGACAAGGGCACCGCGAAAGCGCAGTCCGTCGCACTGCGGGTGCTGCTCCTGACGAGCGGGCTGACCCCGACGCACGACAAGGACCCGGACGCCTCGCACATCGAGCGCGGCAACGAGGCTCCGGCCCGGTCGGCGGAGTCGTACCGCGACGAGATCCTCGACAAGAAGACATCGCCCGGCCGTATCCAGCAGATCGGCTACGAGGTCTCCAACCTGCGGATGCTGAACAACAAGGTCGCCAACGAGAACGGCGACATGGAGACCCTCGACAGTCTCGGCCCGCGGATCTACAAGGAGCGCACGGGCGGTGCCTCATGAGCCCGCGCCCTCTCACCATCCCCGCCGGTGAGCGGTACGGCCGCCTCATCGTCACCGTCCAGCGCAACCCCGGCGAGCCCCGAGTGCATTGCCGGTGCGACTGCGGCAAAGACCGCTCCGTCCCGCTCAGCGAGTGGGGCAAGACGAAGTCCTGCGGGTGCCTGCGCACTGAGCTCTTGCTCGCCCGTCACACACGCCACGGCATGTGCGACACCAGCGAGTACGACATCTGGGCCCAGATGATCCAGCGCTGCACCAACCCCAAGGCGCCCCGCTGGGACAGCTACGGCGGCCGCGGCATCACGGTCTCTGAGCGCTGGCGCGACTTCGCCAACTTCTACGCCGACATGGGTCCGCGGCCCGAGGGGCTCAGCCTCGACCGGATCGACAACGACGGCCCGTACTCGCCTGAGAACTGCCGTTGGGCGACGGCCGTACAGCAGCGGAACAACCGCCGGCCGCAGCGCCGCCGTACTCACTGCGGCAACGACCACGAGTACACCACCCCGAACACCCGGGTGGACGACAAGGGCACGCGCCACTGCCGGACCTGCGAGCGCGAGTGGGCCCGTCAGGCCCGGCAAAGGAGGGCCGCATGAGCTGGCATCTTGGGAGACTTGCGGGATTTGATACGGAAAGCACCGGCGTAAATGTCGAGACCGACCGCATCGTCACCGCCTGCATCGTCGAGGTTGGCGGCAAGCTGCCGCCCATCAGCGCGGACTGGCTGATCAACCCCGGGACCGACATCCCCGAGCAGGCCACCGCCGTCCACGGCATCACCTCGGAGAAGGCGAAGGCCGAGGGGCAGCCCGCGGCCGAGGCCGTCGAGGAGATCATCGCCGCGCTCTCTCAGGTCGCCCTCGCCGGGACGCCGCTCGTCATCATGAACGCCCCTTACGACCTGACGCTGTTGGACCGTGAGGCACGCAGGTACGGCGTTCAGCCGCTCACGGACATCGTCGGCTCGGAGCTCCTGGTCGTGGACCCCCGTGTCCTCGACAAGCAGGTCGACACCTACCGGCGTGGGAAGCGGACGCTGACCGACCTGTGCGCTCACTACCGGGTCGCCCTCGACGGCGCGCACTCCGCGGATGCTGACGCGATCGCCGCGTGCCGGGTTGCGTGGCGGCTGGGCAGCCAGTACCCGGCGCTGGCCGAGCTGCCGGTGTGGGAGTTGCACAAGGCGCAGGTGGAGTGGGCGGCCGAGCAGGCGGCTTCGTTCCAAGAGCACCTCCGGAAGAAGGACCCGAACGCCGTCATCGACGGCTCGTGGCCGCTGCGCCCGGTCGGGGGTGAGCAGTGATGTTCGTTGCCCGCCCCAGATACGCCGCCCTCCGCGCTCGCTATCAGGAGGTCGTCGAAGAACGCGACGACGCCGTGAAGCTCGCCGCGGAACGCCTGTCCACCGTCACCCGGCAGGCCGCAGAGATCACCCGGCTCCGCGACAACACGCCGGACAGTCCGCTCCAGCAGCCCCGCCCCGCCGTGGGTGATGTCGAACTGCGTCGGCAACTGCGCCTCGTACGCCAGGCCGTGGCCTCGCTGGACCAGCAGTGCCGCACCTTGCAGGCCTCGAATGAGGCGCAGGTGCGGGAGCTGCAAGACCTGAGAGTGAACGGAGCCGCGTCATGACCAGCCCTATCCGTGTCCTGCGGCAGATCGTCGCCCCGAACGGCAAGCACCGCCCGCGCCGCGCGCTGCTTCTGCCTGACGAGCCGATCGCCGTGGCCACCGAGCCCGTCCCGTATGTGGTGCTCGACGAGAGCCAGTTGGAGCAGCTCCTCGACAGCGGCGACGTCCTCGCGAACGACTTCGACACCTGCCCGGCCGAGCAGCGCACCACGTTCCACGCCCTGTACCGCAACGGGCTGCGGAAGTGCTGGACGTGCGGCGTAGAGACCGTGGGCGGTGCCGAGTGAGCACGCTCTTCGACCTCGCTACCGAGGCCCCAGCCACCCCCACGGTGGCCGGCCCGTGGCCCACCGTCTACGGCCTCGACCTCTCCCTCACCTCCACCGGCATCAGCAACGGCCTCACCGCCGAAGCCCTCATCCCCAAGAACCTCGACGGACACGCCCGCCTCGAATTCCACCGCCGCAGCGTCCACGAACGCATCCCCGACGAAACCAGCCTCGTCGTCATGGAAGGCCCCGCAATGTCCCTGGGCTACCGGCCCGGCGTCGAAGAAATGACCTACCTCCGCGGCCTCGTCAAGCACGACCTGTGGCGCCGCCGCATCCCACTCGCGGTCTGCTACCCGCAGCACCGCATCATCTACGCCACGGGCGCGGCCAACCCCGCCAAGGACTACCCGGCCAACAAGCGGAAGACCGTCGCGAAAGGCATGGTCCGCGACGCCGTCGTCCAGCGGTACGGCGTGCCCTGCGAGGGCCGCGGGAGCTACGACCAGGCCGACAGCGTGATCCTCGCGGCCATCGGCCTGCACTGGCTGGGCTATCCGCTGGCCGTCGTCCCCGACACCCACCGCCGCGCGCTCGACGCGGTGGCATGGCCCGAGAACGTTCCCGTCGCTCACAACGGGGGTGCGTGATGCCGCCCAAGGGACACCGCGCACCCGTCATGGAGCGCATCGAGAGGCGAAGCCGGCCGGATGGCGACTGCGTCGTGTGGACCGGGAAGCGCGACCGGTCCGGTTACGGCCGCTTCTACGACTCCGAGCAGCAGCGATTCGTACCCGTCCACCGCGCCGCCTACGAGTCAGCTGTTGGCCCGATTTCGGACGGCATGCAGCTCGATCACCTGTGCGGGAACCGCGCTTGCGTGAAGGTGGCCCATCTCGAACCGGTGACGCCGTTTGAGAACTCGGCGCGTGCACGGGCGCGCACCTCTCAGTACGACCCACGTACGCACTGCGTCAACGGCCACGAATTTACGGGCGCCAACACGTACATGGCTGGCGGCTGCCGGGCCTGCCGGGCCTGCAACCGAGCAGCGCAGGCCAGGCGTAGGGCCAAGCGCCAGGAGGTGGCGTCGTGAAGCTCGTCCGCTACGCCCCCGACACCCTCACCCCGCCGCCCGCCTGGAGCAGGCAAGCCACCTGCGCCGACCCCGCGTACGCCGACCACCGAGACGAACTCTGGTACGCGCTACCCAAGGAACGCGACGCCGTCAACGAGGCCAAGACGATCTGCAACGGCTGCCCCGTCCGACAGGCCTGCCTCGAAGACGCCATGAAAGCCGAGGGCGGCGCCGGGCACAGCAACAGGCACGGCATCCGCGGCGGTCTCACCCCGAGCCAGCGACACCGGCTGTACGAGGAACTGCGGCGGCGCACGAAGGCCGCAGCCGCGGAGTCCACCACCGACGACGTGCCCGCCCCGCCCAAGACCGGCCGGAAGCCCGCCGAGTGCGGCACCGCGTCCGCGTACGACCGGCACATCCGTAACGGCGAACCCGCCGACGCGGCCTGCCGCAAAGCGCACGCGGAGAAGACGGCCCGCTACAGGGCGACTGGCAGCACGCAGGCGGCGCCGAAGAAGCGGGAGCCGGCCAAGTGCGGCACCCGCGGCGGCTACCAGCGCCACCGGAAGAACGGCGAGGAGGCGTGCGACGCCTGCCGCAAGGCGAACACCGACGCCGACAACCGGCTACGCCGCACCGGCACCACCAAGGCCGCGGCATGACCGACATCTGTGACGTCATCTTCGTCGACCTCGGCGAAGGCTTCGAGATCAAGGACGGCGACCGCGCCGGACAGATCCGGTGGACCCGCCCGCCCCGCGCCCGCTTCGAGTGCCTCCTCTGCCGCACCCCCGAAGGCCCCGTCACGGGGGCCCCGTTGGTCCGCGACTTCGTGGCCAACATCCGCGCCGACCACCGGGCGCGCTGCCGCCCGGCCTACCCGAGCACCACCAACCAGCAAGGAGCCAAAGCCGCATGACCACCCACACCGACGCCACCACCGGCGAGATCACCGAGAAGGCGCCCGTCGCCGCGTTCCTCGCCAGCCACCTCAACGGCCGCACCGAGGAAGAGCTGTCCACCGAGTTTCACGGCCTCCTCGACCAGGTCCGCGCCCACGGCAAGAAGGGCTCCATGACGATCACCATCGTCGTCGAGCCCCCGGCGAACGGCGTCGACTCCGCGCCGCTGCCGATCGGCGTCGAGTCCGCGGTGAAGGCCCCGAAGCCGACCCCGGTGAAGTCCCTCTACTTCCTCGACGACGACGGCCTGCCCGTCCGCGAGGACCCGCGGCAGCTCTCCATCGAGTTCCGCTCCGCACCCGCCAACCAGACCTTCAAGGACGCCTGACCCATGGCCTACACCGAACTCAGCAGCACCAACGGCGAAGCACAGACCATCGTCGACACCGCTACCCGCGCCGCCGCGCCGGCCGAGCTGGAGCCCGGCAAGTACTACGCGTTCCACACCGCCACCGGCATCCGCGAAGTCGACCTCACCGGCGAGCAGTACAAGGACGCCCCCACCCGCAAGCGCGGCACCACCACCACCCGCGACGCCGCCAGCTTCCTCACCTACTTCGCCAAGCACAGCGACGACAACACCGAGGTGTACGCCGACAGCGAGCGCCTCACCGTCACCGCCGTCCTCGACGCCCACAGCCGCGACATCGCCCGCTGGGGCGACCACCGCGTCAGCCTCGCCCTGCGCACCACCGAGGCGTGGCAGCAGTGGAAAGCCAACGACGGAGTCCTCCTCAAGCAAGAGGCGTTCGCCGAGTTCCTCGAGGAGCACGTCCCCGAACTCCTGGACCCGGTCGCCGCGGACATGATGGAGATCGCCCAATCCATCCAGGCCGTCACCAAAGCCGAGTTCCAGTCGGCGACCCGCCTGTCCAGCGGGCAGCGGAAGCTCCAGTACGTCGAGACGACGACCACGAAGGCCGGGCAGCGGGGCGAACTCACCGTCCCCGAGGTGTTCACGATCGGGCTGGTCCCGTTCGAGGGCAGCGTGGGCTACAAGGTCACGGCGCGCTTCCGGTACAGGATCGGCCGCGACGGCGTCCTGACGATGGGCTACAAGCTCGACCGGCCCGGCGACGTCCTGCGTACCGCGTTCGCGGACGTGGTCAAGGCGATCGGTGAGCAGATCACCGTTCCGGTCTTGAACGGGACGTCGGCCTGATGGCAGCCCGGCCGCGGGGCGGCGACCCCAAGCGCTGCCCCGCGTGCCGGACCCCCGTCATCAAGCAGCTCGTCGGCGAGCGCGCGGCACTCAACGTCATCGCCGACCTCACCCCGCTCACCCCCGAGCAGCAGACCGAACTCCGTGAGCCCAACCGCCTCATCTGGTGCCTGCGCACCAACCAGTTCGGCCACCGGCGACTCCTCTGGCTCGACCCCTGGCACCCACCCGACTGCCCCCGCGGCGACCACGTCGCCGACCACCGATGCCCGCCCGCCGAACCCACCACCTTGTTCTAAGAGGAGCCCGCCCGTGGACAACGTCCGCCACATGCCGCGCGACCAGGCGGACCAGGACGGCCTCACACGCACCAGCCCCCACGACGCCGAGGCCGAAAACTGGGTCGCCGGCGTCATCATGCACAGCCGCACCGCCTACCTCGAATCCGCCGAGGTCATCGACCGCGACGACATCTACCAGCCCGCCATACGCCTCATCTGGGACGTCGTCGGCGGCATGGTCGCCGAAGACAAGGCCCTCCACCCGGTCACCGTCCGCGGCGAGATCGAGAAGCTGAAGCGGCTCCGCGAGGTCGACGAAGGGCGCCTCCTCGAACGCCTCGGCGCGCAGACCATCTCCGCGAGCATGGCGCAGGCCTTCGCCGTACAGATCGCCGACAAGGCCCGCGTCCGCCGCCATGACGAACACGCCAACCGTGTCAAGGTGGAGATCGCCCGCGGCGCGACCGGCGAGGAACTCGACAAGCTCGACGACGACCACCACCAGTACGAGCAGCGGCGTGCCGCCACCGGCCACGGCCCGAGCCACCTCACGAGCGCCCTCCTGGAGTGGGATCCGTTCTTCGCCACCGACTTCGGCCGCGTCGAGCTCCTCCCCGGCAAGCTCATGGCGCCCGGCCAGCAGATCACCATCGTCGGCGACGGTAAAGCGGGCAAGTCCCTCCTCGTACAGGAGTGGTTGTGGCGTATGGCCACCGGACAGTCGTTCCTCGGCGACCGGCCGCAGGCTCCGATCCCGCTCCTGTACGTCGACGCGGAGAACGGCCACCAGGACATCCAGGAACGGTTCGTGTCCTACGGCGGCGGACCCGGACGCATGGGCCTCATGTCGTACGCCTCGTTCCCGCCCATCCGCCCCCTCGACACTGCGGGCGGCGGCGCCGACCTGATGGCCATGGTCAAGGAGACCGAGGCACAACTCGTCTGCCTCGACACCGTGTCCCGGTTCATCTCTGGTCCCGAGAACGACGCCGACACCTGGCTCTCCCTGTACCGCCACACCCTTCTCCCGCTGAAGCGGGCCGGCATCGCCTCGGTGCGCCTGGACCACCTCGGCAAGGACGGCGAGCGCGGCGCCCGCGGCTCGTCCGCGAAGACCCAGGACGTCGACCACGTGTGGGAGCTGCGCTACCAGGGCGGCGGTGTCGTCGTCCTGAAGCGGACCCACACCCGCACCGGCATTGGCCCCGAGCAGTTCGTCATGGTCCGTCAGGCCCGCAAGGACGGCGACCGCTACCTGCCCGGCCAGACCCGCCACGTGTTGCAGACGTACGAGCACCTGGAGCAGAACATTCCGGGCTCCGACGAGCACATCATCATGGCCCTCGATGGCGCCGGGGTGCCGTTCGACGCGGGGAACCGGGTCGTGAAGGCGAAGCTCGCCGACCTTCAGATCCCGGCCGGTTCGGACAAGGTTGCTCGCGTCGTCAGGATCAGGCAGAACCGGGCAAATGACACTGCCTCGCAGCGTTCCCCGGAACGTTCCCCCGACCATGATCAACAGACGTTCCCCGGTAACGTTCCCCGGAACGCATCACGGAACGGTAACACCGCAGGTCAAACGTTCCCCGGTAACACCGAGGGAACGTCAGGAACGCCCCCCGTTCCCCCCGATCCCCCCACGGAGTGGGGGGACGGGGAGGGAACACCGGGAACGGGCCCCACAGACGAAGTGCTCTGCACCGTCTGCCACACCCCCATCACAGGCTTCCGAGCCGACCGCGACTACGACACCCACGTCGCATGCGACCCCGCCACCGGCAGCCACCCCGACAGGCCCACACACCCCCACGACGCCGACCACCACCACGGCGCCGCCTGACCGTCCATCACCCCACCCACACGAACGGACAAACCGCCCATGACCGACCGACCGCCCGCCAACTTCGCCGAGGCGATCACCAACCCCATCGACCGCGGCATCTTCGCCGACAGCCTCGCAATCGCCCTCGACGGCGGCTGCGGCCACTGCGACACCGAACGCGACCACATGTGCGTCGGATGCGGCCTCTGCCGCTGTGAGGACCACGGCGACTGCGAGCGCCCCGCGTCTTGCTGACGTTCCCGTCACCAACGAAACCCCACGCCAAAACCACTGACCAGCCAGTCAGCAACCACCACCCGTACTGAACCACCAGTCAGGAGCACACCCCATGACCGACCAGCCCACACCGCGCCCCGCCGCCCTCGACGGCCTCCTCGGCTACGTCGCCGCGAACCTCCCCGACGAGGACGACCGGCCCACCGGCCAGAAGTACCCGGCGCAGATCACCGTGTTCTGCGACCACTGCGGCACCGAGCGGACCGGCGACTACATCGTCAGCGACCTCATGACCCGCGACGAGCGTCTCGCCGTCGCCCGGAAGCACCTCGTCGACACCGAGGGCTGGGAGCACACGACGGACGGGGACGACTTCTGCCCCGAGCACGCGGGCAGCCCCGACGAGGAGCAGCCGGCCGACAGCGGCCCGGCTCGCAGCTACGGCCCGGACAACCGCAGTGAGATCGAGATGCGGGGGTGGACCGCGTGAGCAAAAGCCGCGCTGCGGAACTCGTCGCCAAGATCCGCGCCGACATCAGCCGCGAGTCCGCCGAGATCACCGCGATCGTCCTGCGCGAGGCCGCAGACCGCTTCGAGCAGGAGTGCCCGGACGCCGACGGGGCGCTCGACCTGTGCATGTGCCACGCCGCCGAAGTCCTGCGCGAGTGGGTCGACGAGGCCGACCCCGAATGACCGCAGGACCGACCGCCCGCGTTGGAGCCGCGGGCGGCCGGCCCCCCAATCCTCTCGCACGATCAAGGAGCAGCAGCATGACCGAGACCACCGACCCGCAGGCCGACCGCTACCGCAACCGCACCGAGATGATCGAAGCCGTCCAGTGGACCGGCGACAACGCCGACCAGCTCCGTGCGTTCTGCGGGCCCGACTTCGACACGATCGCCCCCGAGGACCGCACCGAGGACCCGGACGAGACCGCCGCCGTGCGCACGCATCTCCACGGCGGGTGGCTTGGCTTGAAGCCCGGTGACTGGGTGCTGAAGTACGAGGATCACTTCACGGCCACGTCGGACGAGGCGTTCCGTGCCGTGTGGGAGCCCGACGCGCCCGCCCCGGACGTCGTCGCCGCGATCGTGGCTGCACTCCAGGAGCGGGCCGGGGAACTCTCCGAGCTCGCCGAGGAGCAGATGCGGCCGAGCCTGGAGGAGCGGGCGCAGGAGTGGCATGAGGCCGCCGACGTGGCGCGCCGCGCAGCCAAGGCAGCCTTCGGGGCGCAGCAGCCGAAGGAGGCCTGACCATGGCCGACCGCCCGCTGCTCTGCACCAGGTGCGGCAGCCCCGTGGGTGTCGCCGAGGACGTCACGGGCCACTGCGACTGGGGCCTCGCCGTGGTCGACGACCAAGGCACGGTCCGCCCCGTCAAGCGGCACATGGAGTTCCACAAGGGCGACCCGGTCCGTGTCCGCGCCGTGTGCGGCAACCCCGAGTGCGGCCACCAGTGGACCCTGCGCCGCCGCTTCGAACCCGAGGATCAGCCGTCGTGATCGCTGAGGCCATCGACACCCTGTTCATCGTCTGCCACGCCATCCTCGCCTGGATCGTGGTGGGAGCAGCCGCCACAACCGTCGTCCTGTTCACCACCGTGCTCACCGGGGCGTCCGTCTGGCGTGCCATCAGGCGGCGCCACACGCCCGCCTCCCAGCCTCAGACCCTTCCGTGCGACTCCAGCGACGCCAGCACACCCCAGAAGGCCACACAGAGGCGCACAGCCCCCTCGTGGGCACGGCAGCCACACGACTACGAGGACGCCGCGTGAGCCGCGTCGACTGGGGCTGGGTCCTCGGCATCACCGTCGTCTGCTGGCCCTTCGCGTTCTGCGCCCTCCTCGGCATCCGCCGGGGCGGGCGCGCCCTCTACCGCCCCACCCGCCAGACGCTGCGACAAGCACACGGATACATCCGCTGGTGTCTGCCCCGCGGGCACCTCTGGACAGGCCGCAGCGACGAGCACCCCAACTGGCGGGGCGTCTGCGTCACCTGCGGCAAAGTCGCCGCCCCACGACCCGGCTGGCGCCGCTACATCCTCATGGGCGACTGCGCCCCCACCGTCCTCATCCGCCGCGAACGCAACCGAAAGGCCCGCTGACATGGGATGGTCCAGCGCCAACGAGATCTTCAACCCCGTCGCCCGCTCCCTCATCGACACCGGAGCCGACGACGCCGCCAAGCGGAAAGTCCTCGGCGACCTCATCGAACGCCTCCAAGACGGCGACTGGGACACCGAAGACGAGTCGCTGGAGGACTTCCTCGACGACCCCGCCATCGTCCAGGCCTTCGCAGACCACAACGTCCACCTCTCCGACCGACGCTGCTGCCGCGCCGAACACGCCAAGGACCCCGCCGCGTTCCTCCTCGCCATGCGGCACGAGGACGTCGAGGAAGCCGAGATGGCGCGCGCCATCGACGGCTACGCCCACCACCTCGCCGAGATCATCCGCCAGCAGCGAGACGCCGCGGACATCCCGGGTAGCCCCGTCACGCCGGACATGGTGCGAGGCATGACCCACGCCGCCGACCTGATCGACCCGGAGGCGCAGCGATGACCACGGCCGCCGCCGAACTCCGCACCGCAGCCGAGAAGATTCGCGCCCTCACCGCCGCTCTCGGCGACTGCCGAGGCCCCTGGTACGTCGTGAACCGGGAGCAGCGTCCGTACCCGCAGCGCATCGACAACATCGGCGTTCCTTACATCGTCGCCAGCACCACGACCGACCCGAGCCATCCGCCGACGATCGCCGACTACATCGCCGCCATGCACCCCGGCGTCGGCGCCGCCCTCGCCAACTGGCTGGACGAGACGGCCAGGAACGCCGAACCCTTCGGCCCGATCAACACCCGTGCCGTCGAGATGGCCCGCGCGATCAACGGAGGCGAGCAGCGATGACCCACCGCGACCCCGAACCCGACGACGACGATCTCGGCCCCTGGTGCACCACCAAGGAGCAGCGATGACGTTCCACTACACCGACCTCGACGGCGACCGGCTCGTAGTCCGCCCCGGCACCAACACGATCAAGCTCGACGCACTCGACGCCGCCACCCTGCACCGCGTCATCCTCGCCGTCCCCATCGACCGCGTCGAGGAACTCATCGCAGGCATCCGCGACACCGCACGCCAAGCAGCAGGAGGCCAGACGTGATCGCCGCGCTCGTCGCCACCTTCACCCTCGCCGCCGACTGGACCATCGGCTACCGCACCCGCCCCCACACCCCACCCGCACCCGGCTGCCCCTGCGCCGACGAGGCCGCGATCGCCGCCGATTCCGCGTTCATGACGGAGCAGCGTGCCCACTTCGACGCGATCGTCGCCGGGCTCGACATGGGCGACGCCGCATGACCGGCCCCACGTCCAGCCCGCGCGGTGAACGCGCGGGCACCCCCGGCAGCAACTGGGAGACCGCCCTCATCACCGCCGAGGTGGTCGTCGGCCTGGACGACGGCGAGTCCCCCTTCGGCTGGCGCGAGCCCGAGCCCCCGAACCGCGAGACCAGGCGCGCCATGCAGCGCGCAGCACGGAGGAAGACGTGACCGAACAACCCAAGACCTTCCCCAGCATCCACGGCCGTTGCCCCGCATGCCGAGGCGAAAGCCTGTTCATCGGGACGGGCGGCTGGGTCACCTGCTCCCGCCTCGAATGCCCCAACCCGAGCGCGGCCGACGAACTGCTGCACGGCACCCACGAGGTAGCCATCCTCACCGCCCGTGTCCTCGTAGCCGAGACCGAGTTGGAACGCCTTGGTGCAGGCGAAGAACCCGGCGGGGACCCGCTCATCGAGCCCACCCCCGGTCAATGGATCTGGCAGTGGAACCGCGCCACCCTGGAGCAGCGGCTCAACGTCGTCACCGCACTTCAGCGGGACAGCGCGCGGGGCCGAGATTGCTTCTTCATGGACCACAAAAAGCGCCTCGGCGAGCAGCGTCACGCGTGGGTGGCGCTCGCCCGAGTCCGTGACGTGATCGCCGACATGGAGAACATCACCGGGGCGCGGCACTGGGCACGGATCCTGCGCACGGCGGTCGACGGCGAGCCCGTGTCGTCCGGCCCGGCAGCGACCCAAGCGACCGAACCCGTCGACACCGAACTGACCGCCGACGAAGCCCGCGACCTGGCCGACGAACTCAGCATCGACCTCTACCGGGCGCAGGACGCCCTCGCCTTCGTCGGCGAGTGCTGCGACATCGCCGACCGGGAACAGCAGCCCATCACGACCGGCGACGTCCGCGAGTGGCTGAAGGGCGCACGATGCGGGCGGCAACTCGCAGCCGACGCCACGGCGCACCGCTACTGCATCCTCTGCGGCACCCGATTCCAACCCGGCCACACCTGCGACCCCGCCGGCCTACGCCGGGTGTACGGCAGCCTCGTCGACCGCGCCGAGCGCAGCCACGAGCGGGCCGAGCTGCTCACCGCCACCCTCCGCGAAGTCCTCAACGCGTTCACCACAGCCCGGCGAGATGACGGCGTGATCGCTGGCCACCTCCTCGAAGGCGCCATCCACCCCGACGACATGAACCGCTGGCACGCAGTCCTCAACCCGACCAAGGAGCAGCCCCATGTATGAGTACGCCGCCCGCCTCACCCGCATCGTCGACGCCGACACCTGGATACTCGACATCGACCTCGGCATGCACGTCTGGCAGCACGGTGTCCGCATCCGCGCCGCCGGCCTCAACGCACCCGAACTCTCCACCCCCGAAGGGCAGCAGGCGCGCGAATGGGTTGGCGCCTGGTTTGCGAAGCACGCCCCCGACTGCATCATGACGGTGCGCACGCAGAAGGACCGGGCCGACAACTACGGCCGCCTACTGGGCACGATCTCCACGCCGGACGGGGCGTGCCTCAACACCGACATGCTCGCCGAGGGGATAGCCGTGCCGTGGCCGCGCCCGGCCACAGACGTGAAGGAGATGTCCGGTGCCTGACCTGCACGGCTGGATCACTCAACAGATCAACGCCGTCGAGGAGACTGCCCGGCGCGCGCTCGACGAGTTCGTGTACTTCGACGTCGCCGACGAGCACGTGGCCGAGCACTACCAGCAGGCCGGGTCCCCGGCCGCCGTGCTGCGCCGGTGCGCCGCCGACCGGAAGATCCTCGCCATCCACACGCCCGCCGGCGGAACCTGGGACCCGTACGCCTGCGACGGCTGCGGCATCGACAGCGAGTACGGCCACGAAGTCCGGCACACCAACGACTGCGAGACGCTCCAGGCCCTGGCCGAGGGGTACGGGCTCACAGTGGAGCAGCGGGCGGAGTTGGACCGGCCCGAGCCTGAACGCCCGGCACCGTCTGGCCCCTCTCTCCTCCCCGATGGGCTCGCCGAAGCCATGTACGGGAACCTGATCGCCACGTTCATCGGCACCCGCCCGCTGGCGCCGTCGCCGAAGGACAAGGCGATCAAGATCCTGGAGCCGGAGCTGAAGAAGACCAGCGGGTACGTGCCCATCGCAGAGGAGCAGCCGTGACCGACCGCCCCCTCGCACCAGGCGACATCATCCACGGCCACGCCCACGGAGCGTTCGGCCGCGACCACTACGACTGCGTCCGCATCGAAGCAGTCGGCCCCGACTGGATCGTCGCCCGTACCCCGCGTGAACCCTACGAGCGGGAGCCGAGCCCATCGTTCGCGTCCGGCCGCCGGGAACTGGAACTGTGCATCCAGGCCCGGGACCGGCGGTGCGAGCACGAGAGTGGACTGTGCCCGTTCGCGGGCGAGGAGACGCCGCTGACGACGTGGCAGCACCCGGCTTGACGCCCGTGCCATCTTGAACGCGCGCCCGCCTCACCATCCCGAGGCGGGCGCCCACGCGTCACGGCGCCGTCCACACCTCGGGCCCGCCGCCATGCCACTCGATCAGGTCCGAGTTCGCCACATCCACCTCATCCCACCCCTCCAACCCGGCACGCTCAAGGAAGACGGTCAGGTCATGCAGCGAGTACGCGGTGCCGAGGATCTCCGCGTCCACACGCACCCGCCGGCCGCCTGTCGGGGACGGCGGGTACACGATCACTCGCTGCTCGGCCATGGCTCCAGCCTCGCGCGGGCTGGGCGGTGGCGCATGTCGGCGTAGCCTGACCGCGGACACACAGAAGCCCGGCCGTTCTCGGCCGGGCTTCGTCGCGTGCGGCTACTCGCTTGCTGCCAGCCGCTCCCGGTACGCAGCCTCACCCTGCATCCGGTACCTGCTCACAGTCTGCTGCGACAGGTCGAGGTCCTCGGCAACCTCACTGGTGGTCAGCCCCTGCTCGACCGCAATGTATACGCGGATCTTGAATGCGGTCTCTGCCGTGCGGGCTGCCTCGTACGACAGGCGTAGGTCTTCCCCGAGGAGCACGCGCACGTGCGGCGGCCAATCGACCCGCTTCCGCCCGGTCACGGCCGCCACTCCTCGCGGTAGCCGGGCCGGTCCGCGTAGGGCAGGGCGAGGAGCTTGACGGCTCCGTGTAGCGCGAGGAGCGCGCCAGCGGACGCGAGGTCGTCAGGGTGAGCGCGTCGGTTCTCCATCGCACGCTCGTACCGTTCGACGAGCTGCCGCTTCGCTTCGATCTCCCGCAGCACCCGAGCCGGATCATGCGCAGCGATGAACGCGCCGCGCTCCGACTCCATGAAGTCCTGCGACCCGACTGCCACGAGGTCGCCCTCTCGGCGAGTGATGACGGCGTGCCCGTCGTAATGCCAGTCGGGGCCGTCTTCCTCAGCCGCAGCCGTTGCGCGCGCCGCGTCGATGTCGAGTTGGTCGCGCAGCCACTGCACAAAATCCACGCCGCTCACTCCTCCGGCTCCGGTTCCAGCTCCTCGGCGAGGATCTGCCGGACGCGCCCGAAGCTGATGCTCAACTCCTTGGCGATCTGGCGGTAGGTCATCCCGCCGTCGCTCATTTCCTGCACAGCCTCTTTCCGCCGCCGTCTCCACTCCAGACGAGCCGCGTCCATGGCTGCGTCCAGCCGCCGCGCCCGCTCTGCGGGAGCCACATCTACGGCTACACCGGCGATGGCTTCGCGCACGCGCCGCACCTCCTCCGCCCGGTCGTCCATGTCCGTTCCTCTCCGGGGTTCGGGAGGCGGATCCTTACGTGCCGTCTTGTGTAGGAAGCCTACACGCGTGTAGCTTGACTACACAACGGTACGGAGGTCCGCCTCCACCGTGATCAACAAAGCCCCCGGTCCGGAGCTGGAACTCCACATGGACCGGGGGCACCCACCTTCAACTCCACGAAGAGGCAGGCATGCCCGAGCGTACCGATCAGCCCCCTGAGCAGCACAGCCCCCGCACGTGTACCGCGTGCAGCGGCGACGGCGGACGCACCATCAACACCAGCCACGACGGCGTCACCGTCGAGACCTGGCAGTACTGCAACGGCTGCTCCGGGACCGGGACCGCCGGGGGTGGCGTCTGATGCCGGACACCTTCGGCGGCGAATGGCACCGCCCCCGCGACAGCAAGCACCGGGATCGCCAGCGCGGCCACTCGCAGCGCCAGCTCCAGGACCGCGCCTCGTACGACAACGAGCCGCAGACCGGATGCGGCGCCCTGTTCCTGCTGCTCCTCACCGTCCTCGCCGCCGCGGCGGCGCTCCTCGGCCTGGCGCTCTGACCCACCACAGACCGGCCGGGCCCCGACTCCCCTGCGGGGCCCGGCCCCTTCAACCCGAACAGGAAGACCCACGTGTCTGACAACGCACAGCTCGCCAGAACCGGAACCGCCGGCGCCCTCGTCATCGGCACCACCGTCATCACCGGATGGTGGCTGATCGGCGTAGCCGTCGGCATAGTCGCCATCGGCGCACTCTGCATCCGCTTCGGCTTCCGCCGCGGCAGGACAGCAGGCGAGCAGTGACCAGAACCCCGAGCGCCCACCTGCACCGCTCCACCACGATCCTCACCGGTGCCGTCGTACTGCTGGCCGCGGCGGTGTGGGCCGCGCACCACGGCGTCCAGGCCGCGCACTACGGGCAGCAGACGGGCAGTCGTCTCGCCGCGGTGTGGGCCACCACGTTCCTGCTGCTCCTCACGCAGACGTTGATGTACCACTGCGAGCGGACCCGACGGCCGTCGGCGCGGGCGCGGCGCCAACTCGACGCGCTGCACGTCGCCGTGTTGATCCCCGTGTACAACGAAGACGACGGCTATCTGCGGCTCGGCCTGGAGTCGATGCTCGCGCAGACCCGCCGCCCGAACTCCGTGCACGTCGTCGATGACGGGTCGACGTCCGGGGATTACGCGCAGGTGCGCGCCTGGTGGGAGCGGGCCGCGGCCGAGGCCGGGATCACGACGACGTGGCAGCGGACCGTCAACGGCGGGAAGCGGCATGCGCAGGGCGCGGCCGTACGCGTCAGCTCGGACGCGGAGGTGTACATCACCGTCGACTCCGACTCGTGCCTCGCACCGAACGCCGTCGAGGAGATCCTCCTCCCGTTCACCCGGCCGCGGGTGCAGTCCGTGGCCGGCGTCGTCCTCGCCACCAACCACCGGGCCAACCTCCTCACCCGCGTCACGGACCTGTGGTTCGTCACCGGCCAACTGACCGACCGGTCCGCGCTGTCCGCGATGGGCTCGGTACTCGTCAACTCGGGCCCGCTCGCCGCGTACCGGGCCGAGGTGATCCGCGACAACCTCGACTCCTACCTGAACGAGACGTTCATGGGCCGCCCGGTGATGTTCTCCGACGACAGCCTGCTGACCCTGTACGCGCTGCTCCGTGGCCGCACGGTCCAGCAGCCGAGCGCCGTGGTGTTCACCGCGCTGCCCGAGCGGCCTCGTCACTTCCTCGCTATGTATTGCCGCTGGATGCGCGGCTCGACGATCCGCTCCCTGTGGCGCATGCGCTACCTGCCGGTGACCGGGTGGGCGTACTGGGCTCACCTGCTGCGCTGGTTCCAAGTCGCCCTGTCCACCGCGGTCCTGGGCTGGCTCCTGATCGTCGAACCGCTCCGGTACGGCGACATCCCGCCCGCGAGCTTCTTGATAGTGCCGTTCCTCATCGGATGGGCCCAAGCCCTCCGCTACCTCGGCGTCATCCGCTCCGACGAACGCATCCGCTCCCGCGCCGTCACCTGGCTGCTCATGCCGCTCGCCGTCGTCGGCTCGTGGACCGTGCTCCGGGTGATGCGCTGGTACGGCATGGCCACCTGCGCCCGCACCGGCTGGGGCACCCGCCAGAACGGCGCGGAAGTCACCCTCGACACCGCGCCCGCGCCGGCCGCCGTGCTGGCGGACGACGACACGGTGCGCATCCCCCTCGTGAAGCTCCGCGACCTGGAGTCCGAGACCACGTTGCAGATCGCGTTCACCGCCCGCTGACCGCCGACCCCGAGCCCACCCCCCTCGGGGACGGCCCCCTCCTCCTTGCCACCTGGAGCCCCTCATGACCACGCCGCCCGCCGCACTCGAACAGCGCCGCGCCACCGTGCGCCAACTGCACGCGGCAGGCCACTCCAACCGCGCCATCGCCCGCCAGCTCGGCATCAGCAAGGACGCCGTGGCGCGCGACCTGCGAGCCACCGAGCCACCCGTCGCCGAGCCGGGTGAGCCGCAGGCCGCGCCGGACGCGCCACCCGCCGTGACGGCCGTGCACGCCATCAGCGAGCCAGGCCGAGCCACGCCCGCGCCACCCATGCCGACCAGCGGCAACCCAGTGAAGCCGTGGCTCGTCCACGACTTGAACCCGCGACTCATCCAGGACCTCAACCTCCTCGTCGACCCGCGCACCGGCCGCCTGCCCGCGCCACTGGAGCGCGCCGTCACCATTGCCGCCGCGGCCCGGCGCGCCGCCTGGCGCGGCAGCGAGTCGAGCCGGGCGCGCGACGACCGCGCCACCGCGAGCCAGGGCGGCGCGCGATGAGCGGCTCGAAGCCGGGCGCCGACGAGCTCCGGATGCGCGGCATCCTCCGCAAGCGGGGCGTCGGGTATGACGCCGGACCCCCTGCTGCCCCACCGGCATTGCCTGCCGGGTACGAGCCCGCGCCGGCCGCCGACGACTGGTGGAACGACCTCTACGACGAGGACGACCCCGGGCCCGTCGACGAGGAGGAACCGGCGGCGAAGGGCAGCGCGCCGTCCGGGCCCGGCTGGTGGCAGACGCAGCCCGACTACTACCCGCGCCCCCACATGCCCGCTGTCCTCACCCGCACCCGCGACCGCGCCGACGCCGCCCTGAGCCCCAAGTCACGCGCCGCCCTCTACAACGCCAGCGCGGCCGGCGCCGGTTGGATGCTCGGCCTCTACCAGCAGTTCGCCCACGCCATCGCGGACTGCGGCACGCACAGCATCAGCGGCGCCCTCGTCCTCGGCCTCGGGTCGTGCCTGCTGATCGCCCACGTGTGGGACAGGCGGACCCGCCACTGGTGGCCCGGCATCGCATGGGTTGCCCGTATCCCGCTTGCCACCGCCCTTACTGCGCTCGCCCTGTGGGCGCCCGCGTCCGCCTGACCAGGAGACCTACAGCATGTTCACGAACATCGTTGCCGCCGCCCCGGCTATCAGCGTTGAGGGCGGCCGCATCCTCGGCTCGGTCGGTGCCGGGGGTATCGCGACCGCGCTCACGGTGATCCTCGTCGCGGGGATCCGTGAGCCCAAGGGTGGTGGAGGAGGGGGCGCGCCCGGCGCGGGCGGGGGTGGGAAGAAGGGCCGCATCCGGAAGCGGCTGACGTCGGATCAGGCGCAGTGGACGGGTGTCGCCGCGGGCACGTTCTACATGACCGCGGGGTCCATCTGGACTGTGGGGAAGAACCTGTCCGACGCGTTCGCCACCGTGTTCACCGGTGGTGGGTTCGGCACGGCCGGACTCGGCGCGGTCGCGCTGCTCCTCGCCTCGATCATGTACTTCCGGGAGCTGGCCCCCGGGAAAGCCGCGGTCACCGGCATCGTTGCGGCCGGGGTGTGGGCGCAGGCGGGCGGCGTCTGGGGCCTGCCTCAGGCCCTGATTCTGACCGGTGTGCACGCGGTGGGCGCCCTCTAATGGAGATCATTAAGGACGCAGGGGAGCAGCCCACCCCCCGCCTGCACCGCAGGCTCGCCGCCGAAGTCCGCCCCATCCTCGCCGTCCGCGGCGCCGGAACTACGCTCCTCGCAGGGTCCCGCATCCTGGCGCGCCGCGGCTGGACGCTGCTCGCCGAGCACGTCGACGGGTGGGAGCGGTATGCGGCGCTCGCGTTCGGCGGGTACGTCGTCGTGTACGCCTGCGGCCACGCCCCGCACATGGCCCGGTTCGTCGTCCCCGCGGCCGTCGTCGCGTGGTGTGCCGCCGCATGGTGGGTGACCCCGCCCGCGCCGGCCGTCGAGGAGCCCGAGGCCGCACCCACCGCGGAGGCCCCGCAAGCCTTCACACAGTGGCTCCTCGACACGATCGGAGACCGGCCCGGCATCCACCTCCGCGAGCTGTACCCCGCAATGCGCCGGCTGCCCGGCTGCGAGAGGCACGACGACGCCCAACTCCGGGCCGCACTCCAGACCTTCGGTATCCCCGTCCACCGCAGCCTCCGTATCGGCGTCGTCGCGGGCCGCTCGGGGGTCCGCCGCGGCGATCTGGAAGCCCTCCCCTCGCCCGACAGGGAGGACCCCACGGAGACCTATGGAGACGCAGGTCAGAGCGCCGATTCTCCACCGCTCTCCACGAGCGGAGAGGGGCACTGACATGCCGTACGAGTACCGGTGCCGCGTGTGCCGCGCGGCCAGCCCACCCGACACCAGACGCGCCGCCGAGGCGTACCGGCAGGAGCACCGCGACATCGAGCACGGCGGTCTCGTCCCGCGGGGTGAGGCGATCGTGCGTGTGCCAGGGAGCACCCCGGATCCCGACGCCCGGTACGTGAACACGGGCGGGCTCCTCGGTGGTCTGGCTCTGCTTGCGGTCGCCGAGTTGGTGGCGCGGGTGCTGGGCCGGTGACCGGTTGCCCGGACCGCCTGTACGCGCGGGCGGTGCGGGGAGCCGGGACAGGCCCGCTCCGCGAGAGGACCCCATGGACTTCATCCGCTACCGCGTCGAGGACGACGGCGAGTTCCTCGACGAGTTCGGCACCAACTCGCCGGACTTCGCGAAGGAGCGGATCGACCGGATCCGCAAGTACCGCCCGAACCTCACGGTCACCGAGACACCGGACAACGGCTGAAACGGCCTGAGTTGACGCGCCCTGTCACACTGGCGGCAGGTCGTCAGTGCCAGGCCCGTCACGCCTCACCCCCCGGTGCGTGGCGGGCCGTCCCACACCAGCACAGCGATAGGACACAGCTCATGAAGGACCGCACGCCGCACGTACGTCGCGTGCACACGCCGCTCGCCGACATCGACCCGCAGGGCGCCGTCACCGTGCGCGCCACGGGCCGCGTGAAGGACATTCCCGGGCGCCGGCCGGTGAAGCCGATCACGTTCGACTCGGCGCTGTAGCCCCACGCGCGAGGCCCCGTCGGCGAGTTCGGCGGGGTCTTCGTCATGTCACAACAAGGACACACCGTCTCCACACGGGGTGCAGCAGGGCGCATCATGCCCTCCAGCACACCGAGAGTCCTGGGGGGACGCGATGGCGAGTTACAGCGACGTGCAAAAGGCCGTGCGCGTGGAGAAGGCGCGGATCTGGTTCGCGTGGATCTGCGGCAACATCATCATGGCGATGATCGCGAACGGGACGAAGAACATCCACATCGTCAGCGTGGTCACGCAGGTGCTGCTGGTGGTGGTATTCGTCGCGCTCACCGTCGCCCTGTTCCGGATGACGGGCGCGCTCAACCGGAAGGCGCAGGCGTCGCGGCGTGAGGTGCTCGGCGACGACTACCAGTGACGTGGTGAGTCCCCGCTCCGGGTGTCCGGGCGGGCCTTCGTCATGCGGTGGGCTCGCGGTCCGGGCGGATGCCGAGCAGTCGCGGCGGGATGTGGTAGGCGCGGTAGATCGCCGCGCGGAGCTGGTCGGCCGGGGAGGCGTGGGGGTGGCGCTCATAGGTGTGCCGGTCGAGTTGATGCAGGGCGCGCTTCCGGCTCGGGTACGGGCGGTGGCTCATCCGGTCGGCCCCTCGCGGGGTCGCATGCCGGCCCGGATTCGGAGCATCGCGTCCTGATGCTCGTTGATCTTCTGGAAGGTGTCGAGCATCTGATCCGTAACCTCCCGCTCGCACCGGTCGCAGGTCCATCGGGTGCGGGTGTTGAGCCACAGCCAGGGCTTGCCCGTGTCGTTGCCGCACCGGTCACAGGGCGGGGCATCAGGCCGCGCGGGCGTGGGCTGCTGGACGGGCTTGGCCGCGAGGTGCCGGATGAGGAGGAAGGCGATCGCGAGGCCGATGAACGGGCCTGACGCGCCCACGGCGATCATCGCCCCGGTGCTCATGTGGTCGGCTCCTCGCCCGGACGCACCGGCTCGGGCGGGTAGTCCACGCAGTCCTCGGTGTGCCGGATCGCGACGGCGGTCCCGTCCAGGCGGCCGACGATGACGCGGACGTCCTGGGTCTTCGGGGTGGCGTGGCAGTGGGGGCAGTCGATTTCGCCGCGGGGCTTCTCGCTCATGCGTTCTTCTCCTCGCCGCCCACCGGGCGCTCTCGAAGTGCTGCCACCTCAGCCCGCAGGCCCTGGATCGTCCGTACGAACTGCTCGGTCGTGTGGGTGCCGAGGTGTTCGCGTAGCGCCTGCTCGACGTGCTCGAAGTCCTGGCGTACGGCCTCGCCTGCCATGTGCTGGATCGCTTCGGCGGCGCTCTCGAAGGTGGCGTTCGGGTTGATCCAGACGGTGCCGGGGATTGGCGCGCGGTCGTAGTGCCAGCCGCATTCGAGGGGGCAGAGGTAGCGGGTGGTGCCTGAGGGTGGTGCCGCACTGCTCATGCGGTTGCCCCCTTCTTCGGCCGGCCGCCCTTGCGTGCTCGGCGCTCGGTCAGCTCCCGCTCGGCTGCGGCGAGTTCGGCGAGCTCCTGCTCGTTGCCGTGCTTCTCGATGAAGTCGCGGACGTGGTCGACGAGGTCGGCGCTCCGGTCAACGCCTTCGCGTGCGGCGGCTGTTCCGTAGGCGTCCCACATGCGGCGGGGGATGCGGAAGCGGGTGGCGAAGGTGTGGTCTGCGGTGGGCTCTGCCATGCCCTTATGTTCCCACACGGATTTCTCAGCGCAACCCCTTGTGTGGGTACACGGTTCGGCGATACTGTGTACCCACAAGGAAACGAACGAGGGGGACCCGATGAGGCACACGGCGAACGAGACCACCACCCAGACCCTCACCCGCCTCATCAAGGCCCTCGACAAGCGCCACCCCGTCACCATCACCTACACCAAGGCCGACGGCACCGAGACCATCCGCACTGTCGAGCTGTACGACATCGTCGTCAGCGCCGCCGGCGACATCCTCCTGAAGGGCATGGACCGCGACAGCCAGGAAGCGCGCTCCTTCCGGCTGGACCGCCTCGTCTCCTACACGACCCACAGGACCGAGTACACCGTCGAGCGCCCCGCCGCCGACGAGCCCAAGGCGCGCCCCGCCCACGGCCTCGCTTCGGTCACCGTGCTCTACCCCGTCGACTGCCCCATCACCACCCGCGTCCAGCTCCTCGCCGACGCCCTCGCCGCTTGACCCGCCCGAACGCCACCTCCGAGAACGGAGCGCAGATGAACACCACCGCCCACACCGCCGAGACCCTCGCCGCCCGGATCCTCAACACCCTCACCGACCGCCTCGACGAGAGCGCCACCCTCACCCACCCGATCGGCGGCCACCAAATCCCCCAGTGCATGACCCAGGGATGGCTCGACACCACCCTGTGGGGGTCCGCCAGCGCCCTCGACCGCATCCCCAACAGCAAGCTCCGCGCCGAGGCGTGGACCACCGCCCGCGACATGCTGCCCCCGGTTGACGGGACGGTCGCGGAGTACGCCAACCAGCTGCGCGCCCTCGCCGCCCGCCTCCTGAACCCGAAGGGGCCCGACATGGCCACCCAGAACGACAAGATCCGCGTCACTCTTTCCACCGACGACCTTCGCGAGCTGCTCTGGGAACTCCAGCTCCGCGGTATGCCGGGCCCGACCACGGGCGACGAGGCGGCCCGCGCCATCGCCGCCCTTCAGGAGGCGTTCGACAAGCGCCGCTGACCTCACACGCCGAAGCCCCGACCCTCACTGAGGAGAACCCCCGTGGACAAGCTGAACCCCGACGCCCTCGCCGAGTGGGGCGACGAAGACGGCGCACCCGACCAAGACGTACGCCCCAACGTGCAGCGCGACGTCACACCCGAGATGATCGCGGCCTACGTGATCGAGGAGGGCGAGCTCCCACGCGAGAGCGCCGACCCGTTCGGCGAGTACCTGCACCAGGCGTGGAACGACTACGTAGAGAACGAGGAGCTCACGCAACGGGCCCTGATCTCCGGGGCGCTGGAGTACTGGCGGGGCCAGTAGACCCGCGCACGCCGAAGGCCCGCCCCCTGGACGCCCAGTCAGGGAGCGGGCCCTCTCGCGTGCGCACGCTGCCACCCAGTTGCACACCCTCGTTACCATCAAACCACGACAACCGGTAACAGGAACACGGAGGCGGGCAATGGCCAACCCCAACCAAGACGCCCGCAGCGGCGGCAAATACGTCCGCACCCCCGAAACCGCTGAACGCGACGCACGCGCAGCCGCCCTCCGCGCCGAAGGCCTTACCCTGCAACAGATCGCCGACGAACTCGGCTTCGCCGCCAGGTCGTCCGCCAGGGCCGCAATCCGCCGGGCCCTCCGCGAGATCGTCCGCGGCCCTGCCGAGCAGCTCATTGCCATGGAAGCTGAGCGCCTCGACACCCTGTACGAGGAAGCCCTCGAAGTCCTCCAGCGCAACCACGCCACCGTGTCCCACGGCAAGGTCATCAAGGACGACGACGGGAACCTGCTCCTCGACGACGGGCCGAAACTCGCCGCGATCGACCGGCTCGTGAAGGTCCGCGAGTCCTACCGCAAGCTCCTCGGCCTGGATGCTGAACAGAAGGTCAACGTCAGCGGCAGCGTCCGGTACGAGGTCGTCGGCGTCGACGACGCGGACCTCACGTGATCAGGCCCGAGCCGTCCCCCCAGGACATCGCCACATGGCTCCGTGACCCGTGCAACCGGGACGCCGTCGCGGGCGTTCTGCGCCGTGAGGCCCGCTGCGGCGCGCCGTGGCTGCGGGAGTTCATCGAGCGCGAGAACCGCGCCCGTCGCCAGGGCTTCGCATGACGACCGCGCTCGACCAGGACGCCATCGTCCGGTACGAGCCGCGCGGCGCCGCCCGCGAGCTCTTCAAGACCCGGGACTCCGAGGTCGTCCTCGCGGGCCCGGCCGGCACCGGCAAGTCGCTCGCGGCGCTGTTCCGCGTCCACCTGGCCGCGCTCCACAACCCCGGCATCCGCTGCCTCATCGCCCGCAAGACCGGTGTGTCGCTCACGTCTACGACTCTGGTGACATACGAGAAGAAGGTCGCTGCGGACGCGCTCACGCGAGGCATCGTGACGTGGTTCGGTGGCTCGGCCCGTGAGGCAGCCTGCTACCGGTACTCGAACGGGTCCGTGATCGTGGTCGGTGGCCTCGACAAGCCGGAAAAGATCATGTCGTCGGAGTACGACCTCGTGTTCGTCGACGAGGCCACCGAACTCACCAAGACGGACTGGGAGTCCATCTCCACCCGCCTCCGCAACGGCGTCCTCTCCTGGCAACAGCAGATCGCCGCCTGCAACCCGTCCCATCCCACGCACTGGCTGAAGCAGCGCACCGACGACGGCACCGCCCGCATGCTCGTCTCCCGCCACAAGGACAACCCGGCCTATGTGAACGCCGACGCGACGCTGACGCCGAAGGGCGTGGACTACTTCGCCAAGCTCGACAGGCTCACGGGCGTACGACGGCTGCGGCTGCGTGACGGGAAGTGGGCGGCCGCGGAGGGACAGATCTACGAGGCGTGGGACGACGCGATCCACCTCGTCGACTCCGTCAAGCCAACGGCCGCATGGACGCGTTGGGCCGCGGTCGACTTCGGATACACGAACCCGTTCGTCTATCAGGACTGGTGGGAAGACCCCGACGGCCGCCTGTACCTGGCGCACGAGATCTACTACACGCGGCGTCTCGTCGAGGACCACGCCAAGAACATCAAGAGCCTGCTGTTCTACCCGTCCGGCCAGCCCCGCAGCCAGCTCCCGCGCGCGATCTATGCCGACCATGACGCGGAGGACCGGGCCACCCTGGAACGCCACTTGGGTCTGTCGACGAAGCCCGCAGCGAAGACCGTCAGTGACGGCATTCAGGCGGTGCAGGCCCGGCTCCGGGTGCAGGAGGACGGCAGGCCGCGCCTGTTCATCGCGCGGGGCGCACTGGTGGAGCGGGACCCGGAGTTGGAGGCGGCGTCGCTGCCGGCGTGCGGTGCGGAGGAGATTGCGGGCTATGTGTGGGCGGTGAAGCCGGGTAACAGCGGTGGTCTCAAGGAGGCGCCGGTGAAGGAGAACGACCACTCGATGGATGCGCTGCGGTACATGGTTGCGGCTCGGGATTTGGTGGGCGGTCCGCGGGTGCGCTGGCTGTGATTTCTGGAGGATTTGCGGTGATGTGGTCCAAGCTCGCCATTCGGCTAAAGAATTTGCGGTCAGCTGGCTTGTTGACAGGAGGATTTACACTGATCTCGACTGGGCTCGGAATGCGTTACGGCCTATGGATCGGCCTGCTCATCGCCGGACTCTGCGCGATCGCCTACGAGTGGCACCTCAGCAGGCCACCCACGTAACCCGAGGGGAGGGACCCGGTGGGAAGAAGCTTCCTCGGCTCCCTCGCCAACGCGGCGACCTCCCTCCGCACCGCATCCGCGACGCCGCCCGTCCCCTTCACGAGCCGCGGCCAGTCGTACGGCATGTTCGGCGCACGCCGTGACGCCGAAGGCCAGATGCGCGCCATGTCCGCAGTGGGAACGCTCTTCGCGATCGTCGACCGCACCTCCAACGCGACCGCGCTGGTGGACTGGAAGCTGTACCGCAAGGCCAAGTCGGGCCGCGACGAGGACCGCGTCGAAGTCACCAGCCACGCCGCGTTGGACCTGTGGAACCGGCCGAACGCGTTCATGCCGCGGCAGGAGTTCGTCGAGTCGTCCACGCAGCACTACGACTTGACCGGCGAGTCCTGGTGGGTGATCTCCCGGCACGCCGCGTCGTCGCTGCCGCTGGAACTGTGGCCCGTCCGCCCCGACCGCATGACCCCCGTCCCGTCGCGCGAGCAGTTCCTCGCCGGGTACATCTACACGTCACCGGACGGCGAGCAGATCCCCCTCGATCTCGATCAGGTCATTCAGCTGCGCCGGCCGAACCCCCTGGACCCGTACCGCGGGCTGTCGCCGGTGCTGTCGATCCTCCCCGACCTCGACACCTCCCGGTATGCGGCCGAGTGGTCGCGTGCGTTCTTCATCAACAGCGCGCAGCCCGGCGGCATCCTCCAGTTCGATCAGCGGTTGTCGGACCAGGAGTTCGACGAGCTTCGCGACCGGTGGGCCGAGCAGCACAAGGGCGTCGCGAACGCCCACAGGGTCGCGATCCTGGAGCAGGGCAAGTGGGTTGACCGCACTGTGTCGCAGCGCGACATGCAGTTCGTTGAGCTGCGGGGCGCGACCGCGGACCGCATCCGTGAGGCGTACGGCATCTCCAAGACCGCGATCGGTGACTTCGAAGACATCAACCGGGCGTCCGCGCTCGCGGCGAAGGCGTGGTTCGCGGAGCAGCAGACCATTCCGCGCCTGGAGCGGATCAAGGCCGCGCTCAACTTCGAGCTCCTGCCCATGTACGGGCGGACCGCGGACAGCCTGGAGTTCGACTACGAGAACCCGGTGCCAGTCGACGCGGAGACCGAGGCGACGCAGCTCACGGCGCGCGCCAACGCGGCAAAGGCGCTGGCTGACGCAGGGCTGTGGGACGCGGACGACATCCTCTCCGCGGTCGGCCTCCCGGAGATGCGGCGGACCGTGGCGCCCGCGCTTCCTGCGGCGGGGCCCGCGGCGTCGTGGGATGAGGCGGTCGCCGGGCTGATCGGCGGCGGTGGCGGCGACGGCATCGAGGCCGCGATGCGGTGGGAGGCCGTCGCGGTCATCGATGACGACACCTGCCAGCCGTGCGCGGACAACGACGGTCAGCTCTACCGCAACCGTGCGGCAGCGTACGCGGACTACCCCGGCGGTCAGGGCTACAAGGACTGCGTCGGCGCCGAGTTCGGCAACAAGTGCCGCTGCAAGGTGATCAAGCGGCGCAAGACGGGAGACGACGAATGAGCCGGATGCAGGGCCTCACGCTTCCCGCCAAGGCCAGCGCATTCACCGCGCGTCAGCGGGAGCAGGCTGACAAGCTGCGCGCGCAGCACGGCATCGAGGCGCAGTCCTGGTACCGCATCACCAACGCGGCCGACTCGGACGAGGCCGAGGTGATGCTGTACGACGAGGTGGGCGGCTGGTACGGCGCGACCGCGGATCAGTTCATCGCGGACCTGCGTGGGGTGACTGCGCCGAACCTGCGGGTGCGGGTCAACAGCCCTGGTGGCAGCGTCTTTGAGGGCATTGCTATCGCCAACGCGCTGCGCTCCCACCCGGCGAACGTCGTCGTGCAGGTCGACGGGATCGCCGCCTCCATCGCCTCCGTCATCGCGATGGCCGGGGACCGCGTCGAGATGGCCCCGAACACCATGCTCATGATCCACGAAGCCAGCGGCCTGTGCATGGGCAACGCCGCGGACATGGCCGAGATGGAAGAGCTCCTCGACCTCATCAGCGACAACATCGCGGACGCGTACGCCTCCCGCGCGGGCGGCACCCGCGAGCAGTGGCGCGAGGCCATGCGCGCAGAGACTTGGTACCTGCCCGACGACGCCGTCAAGGCCGGCCTGGCGGACGAGGCGACGCAGACCCCGAAGCGCGGGGAGCCGGTGACCGAGCCGGGCGAGGACGAGCCTGCCCCGGAGATGCAGAAGGCATTCGATCTCACCGCGTACGGCTACACCGGGCCCACGCAGACGTCCGAGCCCTCGGCGAGCGAGCCGACGCTCACCATCAACATCGGTGCGGCTGTCGACGAGGACCTCATCGCTCGGCTGCGTGCCGCGGTGCAGCCGCCGGCCGCAGACCCAGAGCCTGTGGCCGTTGCCGACCCGGAGCCTGTGGACGAGCCAGAAGTCCCGGCCGAGCCCGAGCCTGTTGCCACAGCCGAGCCCACCGAACCCGCGGAGACCGGCACCCAGCCGGACAACGCAGACGACGACTGGACGGCCATGGTCGCCAGCCTCATCCCCGACGACGGCGACACATGGTCGGCGCTCGTCTCCAACCTGATCGAGCCCGACACGTCGTCCAGCGCGGCGACGGCCTGAAGGAGGCAACTGTGGCACCCACGATGACCATCCCGCGCAACGCCGACGAACTGGCGGAGATGCTCGCCGACGGCTCCAAGCTGAAGGAGGTCATGGCCTCGCGAGAGTCCCTGACCGAGTTCATCACCGCCTACGGCAACGCCCTTCAGGGCGAGGGCACCGACCTGAACCGGCTGGTGGCCGAGGAGACTCAGCGGGTGTTCGCGCAGATGATGCGCGAGAACGGCATGTCCGACGCGAAGGACGGGATCAAGCGTCTCGACCTCGACCCGCAGGCCAAGCGCGGCGGCGGGATGCTCACCTCCCACCGACAGGGCACCGCCCACAACGCCTCGGCCCCGGGCGCGGCGGTCGACAAGCACTTCGAGAACTCGATCGACTACGTCCGCAACATCTGGCACAAGAACCCGTCCCCTGATGGGGACAAGCTCGGTGCGCTCCGCAACGCGGCCTCCTCGGTTTCGCCGGCGGACGGCGGTTTCCTCGTCCCCGAGACGCTCCGCTCGCAGCTTCTCCAGCTCGCACTGGAGCAGGCCGTCGTCCGGCCGCTCGCCACCGTGGTCCCGATGGAGTCGGCCCGGGTCCCGTTCCCGATGATCGACACCACCACGAACGCAGGCTCCGTGTTCGGCGGGATGGTCGCCTACTGGGGTGAGGAAGGCGCAGCGCTCCAGGACTCCAACCCCAAGTTCGGCAGGGTCGAGCTCGACGCGAAGAAACTGACTGGTCTGTCAGCAGTACCGAACGAGCTGCTCCAGGACTCCATCACCTCGTTCTCCGCGCTCATCGAGACGCTGTGGCCGAAGGCCCTCGCGTTCGAGGAGGACAACAAGTTCCAGACGGGGTCTGGCACGGGCGAGCCCCTCGGCTTCCGTGGCGCCGGCAACTCGGCCGCGGTCACGGTGACCCGCACCACCGGCAGCAAGATTCAGTACGTGGACGTCATCGCCATGTACGCCCGCATGCTGCCCTCGTCGCTGTCCAACGCAGTGTGGATGTGCTCCCCGGACGCGCTACCGCAGCTGCTCCAGCTGTCCCTCACCGTCGGCACCGGCGGCAACAGCGTGTTCGTCGTCAACGCCGCCGCCGGAATGCCGATGAGCATCTTCGGCCGCCCGCTGATCATCACCGAGAAGGGCGGCGTCCTCGGCTCCCGCGGCGACCTCGCGTTCGTCGACCTGTCGTACTACCTGGTGGGCGACCGCCAGATCATGACCGCCGACTCCAGCACGGACTACGCGTTCGGCAACGACAAGACGACGTTCAGGATCATCCAGCGCGTCGACGGCCGCCCGTGGATCCAGTCCGCGATCACCCCCGCCAACGGCTCGACCGCCACGCTCTCCCCGTTCGTCGAGCTGCTCTAACCCACCCCGGCCGCCGTCGGCATTCACACCCCGGCGGCGGCTTCCACCAACCCGGCAGTGTCGCCCCGGCGCGGCCCCCAGACGGAAGGAACACCCGATGTCTCAGAAGGCACTCGGCAGGCTCATCAACACCACCCCCGCTGCGGACGGCGTGTGGATCGCGCTGAAGGGCGCGGCTGCGGGCGTCACGTTCTCGTGCTACCTCACCGGCGCGGTCGGCGACACGTACACGCTTCAGGAGGCGAAGGACTCCGCGGGCACCGGCGCGCAGAACCTCCTTGCGATCACGGAGCGGTACACCTGCACCGGCAACGGCTCGGACGCGTGGACCCGGACGCCGCAGACTGCGGCTGCGACCGTCGTGACTACGGCCACTGCCGCGCAGAACGCGATGGTGTGCGAGGTCGAAGGCACCAGCCTGAGCGACGGCTACAAGTACGTGAAGCTCACGAGCACAGGCGCGGGCACTGTGAACGCGATCACCCGTGACCTGGGAGCGCAGCGCGCCCCGCAGAACCTGCCCGCGACGGGCGCCTGATGGCTGTGTGGACGTGCGCCGACTGCACCGCCGACTACTCGGTGGGCGCTCCCCAGTGCCCGCAGTGTGGGTCGGTGGTGCGGATCGACGAGAGGCCCCGGCCGAAGGAGGAGGGCAACGACATGCCGAAGATCACCGTGCACGGCGGCGCCACCAACGCCGCTGACGAGGGAGGTGAGGACGTATCAGCTGGTACCAGCTCCTCGACATCCTCCGCGAAGGAGCCGAGCTCGCCCGAGCCGAGCGAGACGCCGGCCCCATCGCCTGCCCCCACGACGGGGAGCCGCTCTCGCAAGGGCCGGACGGGAAGCCGTTCTGCAAGTGGGACGGCTGGCGCCCGGACGGAAGCTACGTCGGCGAGCGACGCCGCTGACACCAAGTAGTCCCAGCACGATCCCGAGTTCGAGAGGAGGTACGGCAGATGACGGCAACCGGATACGTGTCCACGACGGGCGATAACCGCAAGGTCAACAAGAGCGGCGACGTGATGACGGGTGAGCTGACGCTGCCCGACTCCTCTCCGGACTTGGCGTTGAACGCGGCGCCGAAGGGCTACGTCGACACGCAAGACGCGACGAAAGCCTCCCTGAACGGCGCCGCCTTCACTGGCGACGTCACCGTCACTGGCGCCAATCTCACCGTGAAGCGGACCGCCGCCGACGGCGCGTACCGGTTCCGCGTCACGGGCAGCGGCCTCGATCTCGAAGTCGCCGGGCTCGACGTGTTCATCTCCAAGTGGGCCAACGCCGACTTCACCGGAGCCCAGTCCAACATCATGCGCTGGGAGGCGGCAGGCCCCCACCTGATCGGCCGCACCCAGTTCGGCACCGGCGCGTTCGACGACGTCCACGACATCGACGCCGGTACGGGCGTCGCGGCGCTCGGCGCGAAGAACGGGCTCGCCAACGTCCGCTTGTGCGGCCGGAAGGCGACCACGGGGGCGCCGACGACGGGCACGTGGCTCACCGGTGATCTGGTCCTCGACTCGGCGGGCGCCTGGCACTTGTGCACCGCGGGTGGAACCCCGGGGAGCTGGACATGACCGACGTGATCGCGGGCCAGACCGTCGCGCTCCTTGCCCAGTTCTACGACTTCAGCGGCGGCTCCCTCGTCGACCTCGACGCGACGCCCACCATCGCGGTGGCCAGCGTTGCCACCGGTGCAACAGCCCTCGCCGCGTCGACATCCGGGGTGACGCACCCCGCCACCGGGTCGTACGGGTACGCGTGGACGCCGTCCAGCAGCCTCACCCCGGGCTCGTACCTGGCGACTTGGTCGGGGCTGAAGGCGGCGGCTCCGGTCACCGCGACCGAGACGATCACTGTCGTCGCGCCCGCGTCCGCCGCAGCCACCAACACCAGCCCTGACGGTGTCTGGTACGCGACCCGTGAGGACGTACAGCGCGCCCTCGACTCGAAGACGACCGCCCGCAACAACATGCAGATTGCCCGCGCCCTGGAGGACGCGTCCCGCGACGTCGAGCGGGAGTGCCACCGGATGTTCTTCCCCGCGGTGGCCACCCGCTTCTTCAACTGGCCTCCGCGCGCCGGGATGACGCCGTGGATCCTGCGCCTCAACGACCAGGAGCTGATCAGCGTGACCACGCTGTCCAGCGGCGGCACCGTCATTCCCTCCACCAGTTTCAACCTGGAGCCCGTCAACTACGGGCCACCCTTCGACCGCATCGAGATCAAGCTCAGCTCCAACGCGTCGTTCGGCGGCGGCAACACCTACCAGCGCGACATCCAGGTCACAGGCCTGTGGGGCTACCGCAACACCGAAACGCAGGCGGGCACGCTCGCGGAGATCCTCGACACGACGGAGACGGGCATCGACGTCGACGGCCCCACGTCGGCCGCCGTGGGCGTCGGCTCGATCCTCCGCGTCGACTCCGAGCGGATGATCGTCACCGACCGGCAGCAGCTCACCACCGGGCAGGTGCTCGGGGCGCCCGGACTGACCGCGCAGGCCAACAGCGTCGCCGTCCCCGTCGCGAACGGCGCTCTGTTCGCCCGCGACGAGGTCATCCTCATCGACGCCGAGAAACTCCTCATCACCGACATCGCAGGCAACAACCTCGTGGTGCGCCGCGGCTGGGACGGCACCGTCCTTGCCGCGCACACGGCCGGCGCGACCATCTACGCTCCCCGCACCCTGACCGTCACCCGCGGCGTCCTCGGCACCACGGCGGACACGCACGCGAACGCATCCCCCGTGTACCGGTGGGAGCCGCCGGGCCCCGTCCGACAGCTCGTCATCGCCGAGGCCATCAACTCCCTCACGACGGAGGCGTCCGGGTATTCGCGGGCGCTGCGCTCCGGTGAGGGCGGGTCCAGCGAACGCAACCGCGATCAGAGCGCGCTGGAGAAGCGCCGGCAGGCCACGTATGACGCCTGCGGGCGTAAAGCGCGGACGAGGGCGGTGTGAGCATGGGCATCGAGATCGAGTTCCGGGGCCCGCTGTTCGACGGCGGTGCCGAGCGCGCGATCGAGCGCGCCTGTGATGACGCGCGTGACGACGTCGCCGCCTACGCAGAAGAGCGCGTCCTGATGGGCACGTCCGCGAGCTTCAAGACGCGCACGCCGTACTACGAGACCCGCGTCACCACGACCCGGGTATCGAGCGAGGTGTCCCTCGTCAACGACCAGGGCGTCATCTACGGGCCGTGGCTGGAGGGTGTGGGCAGCCGCAACGCGCCGGTGACCCGGTTCGCTGGCTATCACTTCTGGCGCGACGCGAAGCAGGCTGTCGTCGCCCGGGGCCCGCAGATCGCCGAGGCCGCAGTGCGCCGTCACCTTCCCGAGATGGGGGGCTGACGGATGGCTCTCGACATCCTCGGGATCACGGACGCGGTCGTCTCTCACGCCATGGCCAGTGGGCGGTTTGATGCGGTGAACGGGCACGAGCCGAAGAACCCGCCGTCCACGGGCGGGCTGACGGCTGCGGTGTGGACGGACCGCGTCACCCCCGTCCGCTCGTCCGGCCTCAACTCCCTGTCGGTGCTCCTCGTGTTCAACGTGCGGATCTACGCGTCGGCGGTGTCGGAGCCGCCGGACGCGATCGACCCGGACATGCTCGCCGCCGTCGACGACCTGTGCGCCGCGTACACGGGCGACTTCGAGCTCGGCGGGCTGGTACGTCACGTCGACCTCCTCGGCATCAACGGGACGCCGCTGGATGTCCGCGCGGGCTATCTCCGTCAGGACGGGATCGAGTTCCGCGTGATGACGATCGCGCTGCCCGTCGTCGTAAACGATCTCTGGAATGAGGTGGCCTAGGTGGCAAAGCAAGGCGGGCTCGGTGATGCGCTGTACATCGGAGGCAACGACCTCTCAGGCGACTTCACCGCGATCGGCAACGTCGGCGGCGGGCCCACCCCACTGACGACGACGGGCATCGACAAGAGCGGGTTCGAGCGGATCGGCGGTCTCCGTGACGGCCGTCTGGAGGCCACGTCGTGGTTCAACCCGACGGGCTCCCACCCGGTCCTGGCCGCGCTGCCCACGGCGGACGTCCATGAGATGTACTGCCGCGGCACCGTCCTCGGCAGCCCGGCCGCGACGATCGTCGCGAAGCAGTCCAACTACGACGGCAACCGCGGCGATGACGGCTCCTTCTCCTTCGGTGTGTCATCGCTGGCCAACGGGTTCGGGGTGGAGTGGGGCTACCTCCTCACCGCCGGGAAGCGGGTCGACACCACCGCAACGAACGGCACGGGCGTCGACTTCGGCCTCGGCTCCCCGCCGCTGTTCAACGGGGCGGGATTGTTCGGAGCGCAGTTCTACCTCCAAGTCTTCGCGTTCACCGGGACGTCGGTGACGGTCAAGATCCAGGAGAGCTCCGACAACGGCGTCGGTGACCCATTCGCGGACGTCACCGGCGGCGGATTCACCGCAGCGACCGGGGTGACCGTGCAGCGCCTGGAGACGGCGCGCGGGCAGACCGTGAAGCGGTACCTCCGCGCGGTGACCACCGGCACGTTCTCCTCGGCCACCTTCGCTGTGACCGCCGTCCGCAACGACGTCTCGACCGTCTTCTAAGGGGCTGGCATGCAGACAGTGAACCGGATCGAACCGAACCTCCCAGTCAGCTCCTACCAGACGTTCAGCATCACCGCGCCGCAGGACACCACGATCGTCGCCGCGTGCGAGCAGGTCGCCTGTCCCGCGTGGCAGTTCGGGTGGGAGTCGAAAGTCGACGAGACCACCGAACTCGGCCAGCAGCAGGCCGCGTACATCCGGACCAAGTCCGGGCGCACGTTCCGCGAGATGAAAACCGACGCCGGGCTGACGGTGTTCCGCTTCGAGGCGCACCAGCGCTGCTTCGCCGAGCACCGCACGCGCCCGGAGATCTACGTCGTCCGTGACGGCGACTGGCGGGGCAACCCGACCGGCCGCCGCCGTACGCATCAGCGGCCCGCGGACTGGGTCGAAGACTTCGGCGAGCACCAGCAGCGCATCGTCGACCAGCAGCAGAA